CGTGACGGAGTCCCGCATCAATTCGCTGTCCCCGGTCATGCGTAAGATTATGGAGGACACCGACTGGCAGCGTTCCCAGGCCAAGGCGAAGAACTACCTTGCCAAGGCCAACATCTTCGGGCGCGTGGCCCCTGTGGCTGGCGTGGCTCAGAACCCTCGACCCATCCACGACAAATACAAGAACGCCGTGGGCGGACGATGGAAGCGCAACCAACCCGTCGGCGGGCCTCAATACTTCATCCCCACCCAGCAGATGCTGGAAGCCTACATCGCGGAACGGCAGCAGAAGGTGGGCCGCGTCAAGGCCGGCTGGGCGGCGGTCATGCAACAGGTCCCCAAGCCCGTGACCAAGAAGGGCGTCGAACGCAACTTCGGGGTCTATAACGCCCCTTGGGTGGACTCAAACAAACGGTCCGCACAAGGCGTGTTCAGCGCAAGCCGGAGCCCTGGCTTCGTCTCGATGACCGTGATGAACCTGATCGGAAACATCAACCAAGTGGCCAGCGAAGCCGGCACGGAGAACCTGGTCTACGGCAACCGCGTCAAACAAATGCGCGCCGCCGTGCTCGCAAGGCTTGAGAAGACCATCCAACAATCTAACAATCGTAAGAACAAATAACCATGGGAACCAAATCCGCACGCCATATCGTGGAGGCCGCCGTGGCCACCCACCTCTCCGCCCAGGTCGAACTGACCGGGGTCAACATCTACAAGGGGGACAGCGCCGACACGAACGTGCTGCCGAAGGCCATCGTCCTCTGCGACTCGGCCCGGACTCCTAACGACCTGCCTGACGGCTTGGGCAACTACGACTGCTCGGTCCGCGTGACCTTGTTCGACTCCGCCGACGACGTGACCCTGACGGATCACCGCGCCCGGGTGGCCGCCATCGCCGGGGCCATGCAGGACCTCGAAGCCCTTCAGGCCGTGTTCACCCTGCAGGGGGACGCCAACTGCTACGACTGCACGGTCCTGTCCGAGGACGAAGGGGTCAACGAGCGCTCCTGGGCATCGGTCCTTGTCTACGACATTCTTGTGGTCGTTAACCCCGAGGGCTAACCTTACCTCACCCGCAATAGTATATGGCTGCTATCGTTAAAGGGGTCACCGCAATCTATGGTCTGCCCGGTGCTACCGTGGCAAATGCCGTGGTCCAGTCCTACACTAATGACGGTGAGTTCACCTCCGAAGCGACCATCGTTGACGAGGAAGGCATGACCGTGGCTTGGCGCGGCGACGATCGCAAGACGCAGATCAGCGTCGAGCTCATCGCCAAGACTTCGGCCATCCCGGTCCTCGGCGCCACCTTCTCCCTGACGGTCAACACTGCTTCGTCCTACTCTGGCGGCACGGCCTCCACGGCCTTCTCCGGCTGGGTAACGAAGGTCTCGGACAAGGGCTCGAATCGCGGGTATTCCGCAGTAACCGTCACTGCCGTCGGCTACGAGGCCATCGCTTAACCGCATGGACAAGCGGTTCACATCCGCTTTCACGGACCCAGGGCTTACCAAACTCCTGGGCCGTTTTGTTTCCCCGTTCTGCCTGCTTCACCGCGTGCAGCTGGAAGCAGCCGAAAGCCCCCTGCTTCGCTCCGGCACCGGCATCCGCCCGCTCGATCTGCTGGTGGCCGTGAAGATTTGCTCGGGCGAACGGCTCGACAAACTCACGTGGAAGGACTCCTGGTATCTCGGTAAGATGACCGCCAACGGCGATTACTTCGCCGAGCAGATTGAACGCTTTTCAAAGTACGTGCTCGTAGAAGCTTGGCCTAAGTTCTGGGAGAAGAAAGCCAAGCACGCCGAGACCAGCGGGACCCCGTGGGTCTTGACGGTTGTGGCCTCATTGATTTCCAACGGCATCCCGGAGGAGCGGGCATGGACGATGCCGGAGTGCCAGGCCATCTGGCTGAATTCCACCTTTGCGATCAGCAAGGGGGCCGAACTGAAAGTCCTCACATCCGAGGATGAAGAACTAATCGAAACACTCGAAAAGACCCCAGCATGAGCAACGTCATCAAGTTCAGCATCAACGGCGACACCAACGCCGAACAGGTGACCGAGAAGGTCAAGAAGTCGGTGAGCGCCCTGGAGAAGAACATCGAGGGCATCGAGCAACGCTTCAAGAACTTCGGCAAGGACCTGTTCCTTTCCTTCGCGGCCCCGATGGTCCTCCTGAACGCGGCCATGAATTCCATCTCTGCCGCCATCGAGAAGAACCGGCAGGCAGTCCAAGACGCCAAGGCCGTGGCCGAGGGCGGCGGGAACAAGTATATGCGCGAGGGCACCGTTACTTCTGCCCAAGAAGCAGCTCGTCGCCGTCAGGACGCATTGGATCGTCAGAACGCCAAGCTCGCCGCCGCCGCCCTCGCCAAGGAGCAGGGCCAAGAAGGCGGAGGCACTTTCAGCGCATCAGAAGCGGACAAGGCTTTGCTTCAATATGCTAACGAAGGCGAAGGTTTCTTGGGCAAGATGGGCCGTGGCCTGAGCGCCGCCAGTATGTTCTTGGGCATCACCGACTATGAGGAAAACGAGGATGTGCAGAAAATCCTCGAACGCCGTTCGCAGGAGCGGGTTTCCTCCGACCCTGAGATGATTGCCAGGAAGGCAGCCGAGGCCGCCGCCGCCAAGCAGAAGGAAGCCGCCGAGGCTCAGATCCAAGCCCAGAAGGAAGTCGATAAGATGCCGACCACCTTCAAAGGCCCTGAAGGATTCTCCAACGTCGTCGGCGTGGGTGCCAACCCGGTGCTCGAGGCCATGGCTTCCCAGCTCGAAGAACAGCGCAAGCAGACCGCCCTGCTTGAACGCATGGCCAACGCTGGCTTCTCCCCCGCCGACGGCTGGATGACCGCTCCGGCCTCCACCGCCGCCCCCTCTCGCGCCGCCATGCTGCGCGGCAAACGCTAAACCTTTATGGCACGTCAAGACTACGGCAACAACCTAACCACCCCTGTTCAACAGCCAGGAGCCAAGCTGAGCAACGACGGCTACGGACTGCTAACGGCCACGGTCGTCTGGAAGGCCAACACGGACAATGACCTGTCGGTCGGCAACCGGGGCTCGACCTGCCCCATCAATCCGGACTGCGCGGCCCACAAGTTCGGCGTGACCTACGATAACCTGGGCGTGGCCACGATCACCGTGGACTACATCGGCATCGACTCTACCGTGAACGGTGGACTGTATACCAACCCACAAGTGAGCGCGGCCAATGGCCTGACGTCAGAGAACATCACGACCCACCCGAACTTCTTCACATCGGCATCCGGGTTTGTCGGATTGATTGCCGGGACGACATATGTGCAATCAGAGTTGGGACCGATGGTAGAAATCAAGAGCCCTTCTGATTTCGTTTCTGTCATAACCGGAACTAACTCTGACGGCACGCCGATCACCGGATTGCTTACCAAAAAGCAATCTTACATCGGACTGAACGGCGCCTGTTTCGAGAGCCAGAACGGCGGTCGTTTCATCGGATTCGTCAAGCCCTCCGACAAGTTCTTCTACGGCAAGACCAACTATCTCGCGTCTCAGACCGCTTTCTCCGGCCACTACTATACCTCTGAGCAAAGCCAGGTTCAGGCAGCCATCGCTCGACTGAACACATCCTCATCCAGCAATACTTGGTTCGGAGCCTTGCCTGCGATCGTTCCTAACTACGCTGGGACGAGCTGGATTGCCGCCGCCGGATACGGGCAGCTGCTGTTGTCCCAGGTCAATGTCGAGGACTACGGCCTGCTCTACAAGGTGAACTACGAGGTGCGTTATAACGTGGAAGGCTGGCACAGTTCTGTCTATCGTCCTGCTCCATGAGCACGCTTCAGCCAGGAGACGGATATACATTCTCCGATTCTTCCAGCGGATTCACCCTGGACATCAACAAGGCTTGGACTCCTCCGCAGGACACCGGCTTCATGCTGGGCTTCAGCCTTCCGAAGTTCCCCGATCCGCCCCAGCCGCCTGATCCTCCTTCGATTGTATCGCCCAACGTATTACTGAAACCCCTTCAGTTCCAGTGCAACGTGCTGGCCATGCCTGTCTCGGGCACTCCGACCCCTGTCGTGCAGGTGGCCATGGGCTCGGTGACCTATACCCATTCAACGATGCCCTACATCAATACTGGGGCGTTTACGGACCACAGGCAGGCATACATCAACTTCGTCGCGGTAAAGTCCGCAGACGTGACGCCAGTCCCCTTGGCTGACGCTACCTCCCCTTGGATGCTCGGCGGCGGAGGCTACGCCCTGACCGGAACGGGTCGCTGGTTCGTCACCCTGTCGAAATGGGACGCTGGCAACGGCGCCTTCGATGGCGGCCTGCTGGATCAGAACCTTCCCTGGGTGTCTTTCGTCAAGGAAGGGTCGGCTGAGTTCAACGCTCTGTTCGTAGACGCGGGTCCTTCGCTTTACCAGAACACGACCAACATTCAAAGGATGGAAGGTTATGACGACATCATCGGACCGGAAGGAAACCAAGACTGGGGCCATTGCCACACGACCTACTTCAACCCCCGTTTCTTCGGTTACCATGTGCGGGTTCTGGCCATCATAGACTCCATGCCAGCAACACCTTTTCTGGCAGAGGTAACGGTGATTCGTCCGGGCGGACCTACTGCAGGAAATGAGATTCAACAGATCACCTATTCTGGCGCATATAATTCCGGCACAAACACCTTCTCTTACAACGCAGCCACGACTACGACTTCTTTCAATCCAAGCACTCAATCTGCGTACGACATGCAACTGTGCTTGAACACCATCCCTGCCTTGTCTGGAAACGTATTCGTACAGCAGGCAGCGCCTGGGGTATTTCAGGTCGAGTTCACGAACATACTCAGGAACACAGATGTGTCATTGCTTGTAGTGAACGCTTCATTCACGTCCTTCACGACCTGGTATAAGGTCTACCAGATGCACGTGGGGTCACAGGACATCGTCATCCCCTGCGAGCTCAACGCCACGTTCCTGATGAATAAACCAGACCTCATCGAGGCAGGCGATCCTTACTACGCCAACCGAGACGCAACGCCCGCATGGAATAACGTGGTCAATAACCAAGACGCCATTGCCGCCAACGCGCTCGGCTTCACCCCTGCTTGGGCCACCCCTGTCATCGACGACACTACCCCGCGCGCTTTTACCACCCGCATCCTCAATTACGCGGAGGTCGGCGGATGCACTCCAGACGCGGTCAGCTTCCACCCATTCCAGGTCATTCTCGACAGCCAGACCGGAACAGACTCGACCTACTCCATCATCTCGGGAACGGTCAACAACCTCGTCCCAAACGGCGTGGGCACACCCATCACCGTCACCACCGGCGCTTACTACGTCTACATCAAGGTGCCGTTCGTCTCGCCGGACTTCCCCGCGAACAACACGGACTTTACCTGGAACGTATCCACGACCTTCCCGGCCGACACCGACGCCTTCGGCTACATCAAGGTGGCCGACGTCAACGGCGCCAACGTCACGCAGTACGTCACCGGCTCGCTCTGGGCTGACCGCATCAAGCTCGGCACCGCCACGGCGACCTACTACTACGCCCGCGTCTGATGGCCACCATGATCGGAGCCGGAGTCGGGGTATCGACTTGGGGCAAGTTCCGTTGCGCCATGATCCTGAACGACGACTACGGAACAGGTGGTGTTGGCTTTTCCGTAAACGACCACAACATCGACTATCTGGCAGGCGTCGGAGGCCAGAAGGCTTCCGCCTCTGGAAGCGGTCTTATCCGCTATCCTCGGCTCACGTTCTTATCAAACTTTGCCCAACAGCCGAGCATCTTCAGCGCTTACAGCGGATTGGTTCCACCTGTAGGGAATCGCCTGCTTGGCATCCCCGGAACCTTCACGGAAGGTTTTAAGATGCCCACCGAGGTAAGGACCGAGCTGGAAGGTGAGATTGTCACTCTGACTGGTCTTAGCGCCACCTTTACTTCAACCTTCTTCACAACCAACACCCAGTTCATCGGGGGCGGTTCACCAGCCCAGCCTATCGTCTCCATCGGCAAACTGACGGCTTTCTGACCTAAACCCTACCATTTGCACAATAAGTAGCCATGTCTGATACCGTCACTCTATCGCAGGGCAACAGCTTCGCCTGCTCATTCGTCTGGACCCCTGGCGCTACCGGCCCCGCGAACCTGCTCGCCACGACCCTGACCTCGACGGTGGAGGACAAGTGCGGCAACTCCTACGAGCTCGTGATCACCAAGGCCGTGGACGGCCTGTCGTTTACCTGCACCTATCCGGGCTCGACCTCTGACTGGGCCTTGGGCCTTGGCAGGTGGGACATCAAGTTCGTCTTCCCAGGCTCCACGATCTCGCGCACGGAGGTGTTCCGCGTGCAGGTCATCGACTCGGTCACCGCTTAATTTATGCCTTACGGAACCATCACGTCCACCGAGAACACTTTCGGCACGGTCAACGGAGCCTTGAGCGGAACGGTGGCCGGCACCCTGACGGGTTCGGTCGGCGTCCCCGGCCCTGCCGGCCCTGGCGTTCCTGCTGGCGGCACGGCTGGACAGTACCTCCAGAAGATTGACGGCGTCGACTATAACACCGACTGGGTCACGCTCAACCTGTCGGTCTACGCGGTCAAGTCGAACAACCTCTCCGACCTCACCTCGGCTCCTGATGCCCGCACTAACCTCGGGCTGGGCACGATGGCTACGGCCACGGCTTCGGACTACTCGACCACGACTGTCGCCAACGGGCTTTACTACCCTCTCAGCACGAACCCGGCGGGCTACCTGACCAGCGCAAGCCTGACGGGCTACGCGACGGAGTCCTGGGTGACGGCTGGCTTCTACCCTCTCACGGGCAACCCTTCGGGCTTCATCACCTCGTCCGCCCTGACGCCCTACCTGACCTCGGCGACCGCGGCCTCGACCTATCAGACGCTGTCGGGTATGTCGTCGTATCTGACGACCAGCACGGCGGCCTCGACCTACGCAACAAAGGCTTCTCCGACCTTTACTGGTCTTTCGGTTTTCAACAACCCGGGCAACTATGCCATCAGCATCGACAACAGCGCGGGCTACTACACGTCCATCTCGTCTGGTGTTTATTCCATAGTCAACGCCGCCGTCGAAGTCATCCGTCTTTCTGGCAGCGGCATCAAGTATCCCGACGGCCTTACCCAGTCCGTCGCCTACCCTGGCTCGACTGACTTTCTGCTCAAGGCGGACAACCTGAGCGGTCTGGCGAACACCGGCACGGCCCGCACGAACCTCGGCCTCGGCACGATGGCGGTCGAGACGGCGAGCAACTACCTGACCACGGCCACGGCGGCTTCGACCTACCAGACCCTGTCGGGGATGTCGTCGTATCTGACCACGGCCAGCGCCGCTTCGACCTACTTCACGATCGCCGACGCGGCGAACAAGGCCGACCTCGCCAGCCCGACCTTCACGGGCGACCCCAAGGCACCGACCCCGGCCACCTCGGACAACGATACCAGCATCGCCACCACGGCCTTCGTCAAGGCCCAGGGCTACCTGACCTCGGCTCCTGTCACCTCGGTCGCTGGCAAGACCGGCGCCGTGACCCTGGACGTGGCCGATGTATCTGGCGCGGCCCCTCTCGCTTCGCCGACCTTCACAGGCACGCCTTCCCTGCCGACCGGCACGATTGCCGTCACGCAGTCCGCCGGCAACAACACCACGGCGGTCGCCACCACGGCTTTTGTCACGGCGGCGGTTCCGGCCATCGCTACTTTCGCCGAGTCTCAGCAGCTGACCTCGACAACGGCTGTCATGTCACCGTTTGACACTATCACGGCCATGATGACCGAGGGTTACCGTCCGGCTCTTGGCATGACTGGCGGTAGCAGTGGAACTGGTGCGGGCGTCAACCCTATCATGCCGCAGTATATTGGCTTAGGTGGGCCGAACTCTGGTGTGGCTGGCAGTTGCCACGCTGTTACTAATACTGCCGGGGGTTATATCACAGGCGTAGACCCGGTGAGTATTAAGTTCAACAAACCCATCTGGCTGTCGGGCTCTTTCCGCATAAATACCGCAGGTGACTCTAATAACGACTTTAAAGCCTACCTTGGTACTTCGATGCTAAACGGCAACGACCCAACCGGCCCCTCCATCGGATGGTACAGGCAGGGCGGCGCAAGTATGCCCATCAGCCTTATGGTGCACAATGGCACCACGCTGACAAAGGTCGCGTCGGCATCCTCGTATGGGTCGGGTTCGACCGCGGTGATCCGCTACATGGTTTACTCTGACGGGGCTGGCAACGTCACCCTATACATCAACGGAACATCAGTCGCTACGACTGCCCTAGGGCCGACTGGCTCTACCACGGCGGCGGTGTCTCAATTCACTGCGTCTACTAGCTCGACCGCGTCTTCTACCGCTCGAGTTTACTTTGACCTGTACCATCCCAAAATCTTCATCGCTCCTCAATAATGATTACCTACCGCATCACCTGTATGTTCCAGGCTGAATGGAAGAACCTTTTCGTGGCCCTCTTCGGCGACAGGCAACACTGTTACAGCGTGATTGATTACGACTACGCTGTCTTCGGATTTGAAGACCCCGCCGTAAAGCCCGCCGACCTTGGTCCCCTCGTCCGCGTCGAAATCATTTCAAACCCATGATCACCCACCTCCTCGCCCTCCTCGTCGGCTTCGTCGCCGGTGCCCTCGTCTTCCGCAAGCACGCCGCCAAGGCCAGCGAGCTCGAAGCCAAAGGCCGACAGGCCCTCGACGCCCTCAAGGGCAAGTAAGCCATGCGCTCGCTCCTGGTCATCGCCTTGCTGGCCCTGACCGGGTGCAGCCTGTTCGGTCCGAAGAAGCCCGACCCGCTCCCCGAGGCCGTCCCCGCTCCGAAGGCCCCCGACCTGACCGCCGTCGGCTCGACGCTCGACGTCATCGACTCCCGCGTGGCCGCCGCCGTGACCGTGGCCCGCGAAGCGAACACCGCCGGCAAGCCCTCCGTCGTCGAGTCCGAGCTCTCCGTCGCCTCGTCCTTCCTGCCTAAGCCGACCGAAGGAGACCTCGCCTACGCGCGCCAACGCTCCGAGAAGGCCACCCCTGCCGACTACGAACGCCAGCGCGCCAAGGCCGCCGAGAAGCAGAAGGCCGCCGAGCAGGCA